AGTCTGCGAACATTAATTCTGTCGAGTGCAGAAGGATCTCTTTGAGCAGTTCTCTGGCCGAAGATTGTGATACCTTGTTGGACAAAGTTAACAATTGGGTTGATCACATTGCCTCCTGAGTACATGGCATCTCTATCGCCTTGTCCGACATTGATTTCAACATCGACTGGCTTGGTGAGTCTACCTCTTACAAAGCCAGCAGGAGCGAACCAAGACTCAGAAGTAGAATCTGTGAAGCACATTTGGCGAATGCCGAAGATGGCAGGATCAAACCACTTATCCTTCTGATCGAACTGGTCAAAGGTCTTGACCCAAGGCCAGTAGATCGCTGCGTAGCTATTGTTGATAGCAGAAGTTCTAGAAACCGATTGACCGTTACTCCAATCGATTGCATCTTGAACACTTGCTAGACCATAAGGAGGTGCAACAACTGCAAGGAAGTTCTGAGAACTTTCGGCCAAGCTGATTAGAGCGTTCTGAACATCCTGATCGTTAATATCAGGAACACAGGCTAGGCCAATGTTAAGAATGTCGTAATCTAGAGCGTACACACCAGTTTTTTCAGCAGGGTCTCCCTTAGCAGCAGCTTTGATCTGAGAAGAAGTTCCTGATGCACCAGATTCTCCACCTGCCATGTTGTAGGTTCCTTCAACAAACTTGACGAATCTTGGGTTATAGGTAGAGTCGTTAATCTCACCGACAAGCCCTAGGTCCTTAAGCTTATTTCCAAAATCAGTAAGTCCATCAACATCAACATCGCTTACTCCAGAAACAATGTTTGCTTTGATGTACTCAGAAACCACATTGTCAACCTCTCCAGTATTAATTACCTTCTCAATGAAGTTTCCAGAACCTTCAAGAGATACGGAGTAGCTCTCTGCCGCAGCACCGTCGCTGTTAACTTGGAGGATATTATCCTTACCACCAAGACTTTGAATTTCGATAGTGTTTCCTATAACATCACCTTTATCATTCAAGGCGTAGTTATACTCACTACCTGAGTGTAACGACTGAACTAGGTAACTAACCTTACTAGTATTAACAGTGGTTCCTATAACTTTCAAGCTGGTTGAGGCTCCCTTGCCTCCAAGTATTGTTCCATCATCGTCTAGGGCTTGTAAACATTCAGCAGGTTGATCTAAATCTGTTCCAGAGAATGCTGCTGCTGAAAGAGCAGCACCTGCACCAGCGAAAGCACCAACAAGGAAGGAGGAGCCTTCTATGTTTTGAATACTAACTTTACTAGTTTGAGCACCGCCGCCTACTTTGCTAACTAAAGCCACGCTAGAAGTGGTAGCAGTCCCAGAGGGGATGGTAAATTCTTTTGGAGTTGTAAACTGCTCAACTCCTGCGTTAGAACTTACATGTACAACTAGTTTAATACCGCTGGTAACTCCCCAATCTGCTCCTGATGGGTTTATACATATGGCAGGGCAAGAACCAATAGGAATCTTAGCACTAGCATCTACGGTGCCACTGTCAACGGTGCTTCGTACAAAGTAAACTTGGTTGGTTGCTTCAAGAATCTCTAAAGCTCCTTCAAGACCTTGACCTTCGATGCTTTCTGAAGGCTTACCGAAAGTCTTAATAAGTTGCTCTTGGCTTGTGATTAGAGTTGCTTTGTTTTCGGGACCTTTGTTGGCAAATCCAACGATACCGACAACTGAAGGGTTAATACTAGTGGGGTATTGAGAAAGGTCTTTCTCAATGACATAAACTCCGGGGCTTACAAAATTAGTCATGGCTTATACCTCAGGCGTTAGTAATTTTCAATAGCTTTCTTTTAGCCATTGTTAATACTTGTTCTGTGATGTAGGATTCTGGGACTACAATGCTTTTCTTAGGAAGCATTCTAAAAGACTCCGTACCTTTAGGAGTGGTAAAGAACACCTGGAAGCTTTGTAGACTTTGATTTTTGATCACTTTCATGCTTGATCCTCTAATATAGATAGGGATTGTAAACCTATTTTTGGATAAAATTATCAGCTAAAGAAGGCTTCCAGGTTGATCTCCTCTATCTTACCTGTGCTGGTCACCTGGAAATTGGGGCTAGGGATATAAAATTCAGTAGATATGAGGAAAGTTTTCCTGATAATTCTATCCTCCCTATCACCGACCTCCACGACTGAGTTGTCAGTTTCCTGGGATAAATATGACTTGATTGAATCAGAGAAAGGTGTCTTGATTCTAACCTCTGGATTGAATTTGGAACGAATCAGACTAGCGATCTGATCCATGTCTGAGATATACTTGGTCCATACATTTAGAGCATATGTTGCCTTGACAGGGACATCCGCTAAGGATATGACTCGAATAGCTCTCTGCTTGCTATCGTCCCAGTAGGACTTGGACATAATCATTGAGTCGTATCGACGCTTGGAATCATCATTGTCAACACTGAATTGGTATATTGATGCGTATGGTAGAACGAGGTTGTTCTCCTGAAACATCTTAGCTACAGTTCTCTCTTGCCTACCGTGGTGTAACTTTACATCAATGGCCTTAGATTGAGAGTCCACATAGTAAAGTTTTATATTGGAGAGAAGTCCTCTGAGAACTTCCTTGTAGGCATCATTTCTAATATGAGAAGTCTCCTCTATCTTATCTATGAGCATGTGGTATAGCTCTCTAGAAGTCCTGCCTTTAGGATTATCAGAGAAATTACCTTGTCTTTCATTTAGATAAGCCTCAATACTTCCGTTGTAAGTTGTTTCACTCAAGATCTATATAACCTCCTACATCATCGACCACATCAGTTATTTCCTGATTCATAGTATCCTCATCCTCGCGGAGAAGTTTGGCCGTGCATATTATGTGGTAAATGCCATACATCTCAAAGCTGTCTTCCTGCACCTCAGTAATCTCGTACTTCTGGTTTTGGAATTCTGGCTTGATATGATCTCCTATCTGTGGTGTTCTATGTAGAGAAGATTCAATGTAGGACTTGTTGAACACAAACATCTGGTCATTGGTAAGCTCAATACCGAAGTTACTGAGCACTTCCTGCACAACGCTAGGTTCATAGTGTCCGTAAACTCTTATAGGTTCGGAGGCAACTGTCTTGTTAGCAGCCTCAAGATAAACCTCGTCGTACTCTGTGTTTGAATAAGACTTAAAGTAATGCATAGGGGATCCTGATATCCTGATAAGCTCGTCATCTATAAGATTGAAAAGATTTACATCAGGATTGTTAGGATCATAGAACGATAAAGGAGTGCCTCCCTCTAGTTTAGGAAGGCTATCCATCTGTCTCTTTACTTTAAATCTCTTTGCCATCAGCCTGTAGTAAACATTGGAGGTTCGCTAACCTCATTCATTAGCTCTTGCTTTAGAGCTTGCTTCTCCTGCATAGCTTGTTGTTGTAATGCAGGACCGTTTAATTGGGTTCCTCCTCCTGGACCAGGAACAACAGTGAACTTACCTCTAACCTGACCTAGTAACTCTTTGGCACAGGCTGTAGTATACTTCTGAACCCAATTGATCATCTTAGGTGTCATAGTCTTAGGGTTAAGACCTCTGAATTCTAGGATAGCTACATCACCTACCGCTGGAGTAGGGTACAACTGTAAGAACTGCCCGTCTAGAACATCCCATCCACCATCTTGGCTAAGGATTCTGCGAGTTGTCTCCAAAGTTGATTGCAAGAGGTAGTAATCTCCTATGGTAAAGTTATCAAAAAGGAAGTTGTCCTGAAAATATTTAATAAAGAAATCGAACTCCAAGGTTCCTGACTGAGATTGGATGCTCAGTAGTGTTTTCTTGAAGGTGACATAAGTTAAGTTCCTTAGAATGTAAGGAGGAATTTGATATAAGTTACAGCCTGCGGATGTACTGAAAGCAGCCATTTGTTTAGTGTTCTGAGGAGCGTAATAATCAAGCTCAGTAACAGCTTCATCAATACAGTTTTTTATTTGATGATCCGTAAGCTCCACACGAACCACGGGATGACCTAAAGCACCTAAAGCATAATCTTTTAGTACATTCTCAAAATCAGAGAACTCAACTGCCTTAGAGTGTAAATTCCTATTTAAGTTTTCTAGATCAATATCCTCCTCAAAAGGAGGAGTATGGTCATTTAACTTGGTGCTTGCTACCGAAGTGAAACTATTACCGTAGGATGTTACTAGAGGTTGAACTATCTTTGCCATCTATCTTCTTTCTCCTCCCTCTCTCAGGTTTCTTTGCAGGCTTGACCACTTCCTTTAAATATTTATGATCAATCACGCTAGAAGTGTGTATTACTTGATTGGGTCTAACTTCTTTGATTTCATTATCAATCACTAGAAGTATAGGAAACCTACAAGTGCTTCTATACTCGTACTTCATACTTATATATAGTCTATCAATAAAAAAAACCACCCACTCCCCAAAATTAAAGGAGTGGGTGGTTTCAACTATCCTTCAATTATCAGGCTTTTGTGTTAGCCGTAGCGTAGCTAGGCTTGATGAAGGGGTTGAAGAGTCCTGCGTCACCAACGATGCGGATCACGCGGTAGAAGCGAGATGCAGGGTTGATAGCGACCTTACCGTAACGGGTAAGGATACCCTTCCTGGGCTGGAAGGTGTCAGGATCAGTGATGGTGGGTAGAGCCTGGAATGGAATGTAAGGGCAGTAAACGAAACCGCCATCCATAGGACCAGCACCCTTGTAACCCATAAGAATTTCACCCTCTGGGTAGAGAGGATCAACATAGAGATCGTAACGACCCATGAACTTACCACGGTACTGAATAGAACCTGGGGAGAAGTTAGTAGGAGCGTCTGCACGATCAATACCACCAGAGAGACGAGCGGCAGTCTCAAGGATGGTTGCTACGATTGGTGAGCA